CGAAATCAGAGCGCGAAAAGCGGATTTTTGCGTAAGCACGCTTTTTGTCCTCATCCAGATAGGCCCGCTCGACCACGCCCAGAACTTTGTCTGGATTGTGGTTAAAGAGGAACGGAGCGCCATCATTCAGGCGCATGAAGTTAGGTGCAGTGCTGTCGTGGCTCAGCACTTCGCTGCCGAAGTACCGCGTAACTGGGTACTCAGAGCTGAAAGGAAACTCAAAAGTCCGCTCATCGAGAGAGCGAATGTCGGTCGCCTCAGTGCGCTGCATACGCTCGCCAACCACCGAACGCTTCTGCTCGGGCTCTTCAGCCCGGATAGGAGCGATTTTGGTAAGCGTGCTGAACTTGTGCCCAACCTTCCGATCAGTCGCCTCTTTATCGCGATAAAGAGTGATGAGCGCCGCAGGATCGTCCTCGGTGCCGGTAATCGTGAATGAAGAGTCAGGAACATCGATGGTTCCGTCACGCTCGATCCGGTCAATACGACCTTCAGCGCGACCACCTGATGAATTCCAAGAGACAAAGTCTCCCGTCTTCAGGGCATCAGGTGCTGCCCTTTCTTGTTCCTGCTCCATAGAAGTCAAGAGTTCTTCCTCATTATTGCTAATAAGTTGTCTACCTTCCCGAGCTTTCTTGATTCGCTTTGAGCGAGCGTCTGACCAAGACTTGCCTGCATCGCCACCCCAGGCCGCCCAAGCAACCCTTCCATTGCTGGGATAGCCATCCTCACCAGGACTGAATCCCTGACCTTGTTTGTCCACCTCATGCCTTGCAAACCAAGCTGACATGGTCACAACTGTGTCCGGTGACAGCTCATTGCCACTCAAAATCTGAGTCGCTCTGGTGCGAGCGACATCAGTGCCGCCACCCTCGCCATCAGCTTTCCAATCGCGATAACGCTGAGCTTCAGTCCTCATGCCTTCATTAGGCATAAGGTCAATCTCAACTCCGTTTACGTTTGCCATTTGTCCGCTTGCGGGTGGGCTGTGGCTCTTCTGATTCAAGCAACGAGAGCTGCATAGTCTCGTCAGTCAAATCAAGATCCTTGTCTAGCTTGATTCCAGCTTCAGCAGCGATTTGCTGCTCACGAGCCAACTCAGAGACGTTGTCATCGAAATCACCGCCGGAGTAGGCAATGATTTGCTGCTTGGTCATGTAGCCAGCTTGTTCCGCCTCGCGGTAAGCCTTGACCTCTTTCAGCGGATCAACCCAGCTCCAGCCACGCGGCATCCAGCGCGGAGACAAGTAACGCTCAGGCCGCAGCTCAAAATCAGGGAAATCGCAGTATCCGCTGAGGACTGCAAGGTTCAGCCACTCACGGAACACACGCATGTGCAGGTTGTCGATTAGATACTTCTGAACAACGCGCCAGTGCTCACGATCCTCAAGCAACGACAGCCTTGAGCTGCTGTAGTTGGTGTCGCTGAAGTCGCGAGACAAGGTCTCATACGAACAACCAAAGCCTGACGCAAAGCGCCGAACTTTGTTTTTGACAAACATCTCAAACTGCTGATCCGGCGAGTCGATATCAGGAACTGAGACCGATTCACCCGGCGACAGATATTTGAAAGTGCCAGGCTCGAACTCGCTAATGCGTTGACTGTTCTCAACGTCGTCACCAATCAGCTCGCCTTCGTTGTTGGTGATGAAGCCCATGATGCTCGCGCCAGCACGAGCACGAATTACGGCTGCTTCCTCATAGCCCTGCAGCTGATGAGCATCTGCCATCACGCTGTGGAACCACGGAACACCCCTGTTCTGGCCTGGCCTCTCAGGCATGAACAGATGAATTACGTCATCTGCAGGCAGAAAGACGTGCTTCCTGTCTGGGACAGGATTGCCTTGGAAAAATGTGTCTCCAGGATGGCGAGTCAGGATCGCGTACCGGACAGGGCGACCCCACTCATCAACCTCAACACCGTTGCGCCACTCATTGCCCTTTTTGCCTGTAGCACCGTTGTATGACTCGTCCAGTAGGTCGCTCTCGATCATCTGCAGCGCCAATGGCACCTTCGACTCACCAAACTGACGACGCACAATCCTGAACAACGCCTCGCCTGACTCGCACATCGCGCCAGCAGCCAGCCACTCAAAATCGTGGAAGCTGTACCGACCAGAGCAGTCGCAAGCGTTAGGCCGCGTCCAATAGGACCATTTGGCCTCAATTTCATTGTTAATACGGTTGTCCCGCTTGCTGCCACGCAGCTGCAGCACCTGAGATTGCAGCTTGATGCCGGTGCCGATCACATTGATCTGCGTTGTACGTTTCGCTTGCCGCGCATACGGGTTGTTCCGCACCATCTCGCGGGAACGATCCCGCAGCCTGCGCAGATTGCCTCTGATCTCAGCATCAGCGCTGGCTTGCGTCGACATCCAATCCGATGTCAAACGAGAAACCATCGCGCCGCTATACGCACGACGGAATACACGGGCAGGCGCCTTGCCAAAGCCCAAGAAGTTCATGACCGT